TGAGTCGTGCATATAGTGATCTAAAACTAGTTTTTCAGAAGGTCCATTGCCTTCATCTCCCCATCTTCCAGCAACAAGATTTACACCAATTCTTCCAGGTGCAAAGCGATTTAATGTTTCACAAATTTTGGCAGCATAATCTGGGCTTGTTCCATATGCTGGTAAAGCAATAGTCATAATTAATTGATTTGTTTTTTGTAATGCTTCTTGTATAACTAAAGAAAAGTCAATGCCACCTGGCCCATAAGGGAGTAAAACAGATTTTACGTTAGCACCGTCTAGTTCTTTAGCCATATTAAGAATTCCATTTAGATCTAAGTTTTCAATACTATCGTTTATCTGCCAATGCCTTCTCCACATCCAGTGAAATGTTATAGGCTTATTTACATTATCCATTGTTTATTGTTCTTCCTTTTGTTTTAAACCAAGAACCAATTTTAGACTTTGCCACTTTAGTTCTTAATATTTCTCCAAATGTTTCGTGTGATATATCTGATCCAAGATACTCTTGACCAGTTTCAAGGTCTATCAACTTCCATTTTCCAGGAGCCTTTGTGTGCAGAATTAGATCAATGGGGTAGTCGTAATCATTTACCTCAGATCCATCAAGAAGTTTTCTTTTTTTATTGGTTTCTTTTGATATGCCATCTGTCATTATTTAATTATACCCTATATGATTGTAAACCAGATTGGCAGGGTATATCTTGTTCCAGAAAGCACTTCTTTTACTTCGTGTGCATAGTGCATATTTCCAGGGAATATTAAAAGATCTCCAACTTTAGGCTTTATAGTAATATCGTGTGTAGCAAAACTAATTTCGCCACCTTCGTAATCATCATTTAAATAGATAAGAGTAGGGATATGATTGTCTGTAACATATCCCAGATCATCAACATGTAAGTTTAAACTAGTTCCTTTTTCCCATTTAGCCACTTGCAGATGAGACTCTTTAGGGCGTATAGAGTCAAAGCCATAGGCACTGACAATTTCTACTTTTACTTTATCTCGAATCTTAAACTTATCTTCTATACCAGCATAAATGTGCATCCAGTTTATAGCATTACCTGAATCATCTTTTTGTGACTCAAAACTAAATTTTCTGTTTTCAGTAACATTATCAAGCAAATACTTAATCTCATCATCGGATAAAAAATTTGATATTAGTTTGATATTTTCTGATGAGTTACCAACTTTTTCAAAAAAATCATTATAAGACTGAATACGCTCAATTTCGCTTGGATCGTGACCAACTGGAATATTGTTAACTATGTGTGCCATATGTTAATTATACCCTATAAATTTTTTAAGTTCGGCGAAAAATAGAAAGAGTAAACTAATCTATGCACCTAGCAGTGCACTATTAGATAGATTTTTCTATTTTGGCCACTATTCTTTTAATCATATCTTCACGATATTCTGTGGTAATAATAAAGCCAGTATCTATTTCAGTCATAATAACAGACATCCTGACTATTTCATTAATATTCAAGGTTTATCCAGAAACACACAAAGTCTATGCTTAGGTTATATTTGTCTACACTAAACCCTAATCCAAACCTACGGGAAGAAAAACCAGCAGAAAACCAAACCTTATTACTGACTCGCCACTCTTTACTTTTAATCACAAGTTTCCTTATCTTCTTTTTCCCATACTATTCTACCATCTTTCCAGACAGGCCAATATCCAAGGCCACGCCAATCCATGCTTATAATCTTAGGTTCTTTCATTAGTCAACCTTGTATGTCATTACAAAATAACATGCAACGTATCCCAAAATAAATGCTGGTATAAGAAATAATAAATTAATCACTCTAACCTCCTGTCGTTATATCTAGTATATCAAAGTTCGGCGAAAAATAGAAGTAACAAAACCTCTCCATGCCCTACAAGGGCACTATCGGTGAGTATCCTTCATATGCCTAGCCAATGATTCGTGAGCAAAGATACCCCATCTAAGTTCCCATTCCTTGTTACAAGTAGAGCAAATGACTATCCTTGACATGATTCTATTAGTATCCTATTTTTGCTGCTTACGCAGAAATTCCAGAAGCAATGATCCTTCTTCTGATAAACTCTTGCTCTCTTTCAAACCTTGATATCTTGTGATATGGGTGGGCGGAGATTCTTTTTTTATTCTTTTTTGCTCTTTTTACTTTATGCTGTGATACTTTGTCATTGATTTTTCTCATATTATTTATCTTTCTTTATATTTTTATTTTTCAAAGCAGCGGCTTTTTCTTTGTTAAAATTTGCCCACTTAAGTTTTTGTTGACGCTCTATCACACGGTACTCATCAGCAGAAGGACATCTAGTACACCAGTGATAGTTAGTAAAATAAGGCTCTTCACGCTCATAGGCACAAATTGAATTTTTCATATGATTTGTCATGTATTCATCATATCAAAAATCGAAGGGAATGTCAAGTATAATATACCTATGACCCTACTATACATACTCTATAGCCCTATACACAAGGCTATCAAAATAGGGATATCAGATATCTCAGGTAAAAGGTTTGCAAGCCATAAGACCAAGGGTTGGATATTAATCAAGTATTGGTGGTTTTCCGAACGGGATAAAGCAAGAGCAGTAGAATCTATAGTAGTAAAGACACTTACTAATAAACATGGTTCTTTCCTAGATAAGGAAGATATGCCACAAGGGGGTTATACGGAGACATTTGATGCGTCAAAAATAACAAGAAAAGGTTTGATACGTATGGTCAATAAGGCTATAAAGGGTGTATCGTAATCTTTATTTACCCTGGTTTTATTCCTCAAAACTCATTTGCGATTCCCAGAAATCATCATTATTTGTTTTAGTTTCATCTACTACAGCATGACAGTTATAGCAAGTTACCTTGCCATCTAGATCAATTTCATAGTAGTGTTTACATTCCATAACCCTATACTAGCACATGAAGGTTAACAAATAGGCTTCAGGTGAAGGAATCGGACCTTCATTATCAGTTTCGGAAACTGCTCTACGACCATTATAGGAACCTGAATCGCCTTAATCAGTATAGCATGGTTATTATTTACCGTTGCATTTTGGACATTGTTTGGTGATATTTTTTGTTCCATAGGCTACTTGATACATAGCACCACAATTAAAGCATAAGACATCTAGGTTAATCATTAATAGATCATATCATGGTTTTGATCAGGTTAGATATAGTCTGGATGGTCTAATGGAGTAGGTGCTGTAATAAGACATTTACACTCCATACACTGAGCATCATTTAATAGATACCCTGCGATCTCATAGGTTTCTTGATCAAACTGGACTGTTACCCTTAATAAACTTGATCCACAACAAGGACAAACAGGTGTTGGGATACCTCTGAGATTTATCATATATCTATTATATGTTAAATAAAGTGGTTTGTCAATAAGAGTTGTTCACATATTAATCTTACTGATAATTTAATTAGATAGTCTAGAAGTGGAGTGAAGTGGAGGATAGTGGAGTATTGAGCATTTTTAATAAGGGCGTCGTAATCCCCACGGCCCAAACCACCTATCCCCAAACCTTCCTATCTCTTATACCACATATCCAAACCTTATATCTTCATATCCCCATAGCGGATTATATACCAAACATTAGTGTTTGTCAAGTATGTTTTGTACCAAAACACTATGACAAATTTGTCCAAATTTCAGGATAAATGTTTGATTATCGTAATATTTTATTTAAAAAGATATAAAAAATATCAAAAACATCAGAAAATAATGTTTGGATAATATAGTGTTTGTATATAGGGTATTACTTGTAGAAAGATCCATGGTTTATCTTTTGATCCCCCGCTTTGGCGGGATCTTCGATAGGACTATTAATCATTTGAACGGCGGGGGATGAAGTAAAGTATCTTCCTAATCCAATAGCAACAGTAAAGGAAGTAAAGGCTTGTGCCAAAGCCTCATCTTCTTGTTTTGCCATTTGAGGATTCATCATTCTTGAAAAATGTCTTGGACTCATATGATTATTATACACCTGATATAAGAAATAAAGGTTTGGGAGATATAAAGGTTTGATATATAAGGTTTGTCTAAGAATCTGGAAATTTTTATACTCTTCGTAATAAGGTTTGGCCAAGGATCTGGGAAATTTTTTTATCTATCGTAATAAGGTTTGACAAATGTGGTTTGATATGATATTATGTGGCCAGCCCCACCCCTGCAATAGCAGGATGTGTGTTAAACTTAGTTGACGTCTCCTTCTTTCTTAGACCTTGCATAGTCCAAGACATCATTAAGTGTTTCCATTCCGTCAATCTCTTGTTCTTCAATCTCAAGAGCAACTAAAAATAAATCAAATGTTTCTGAAATGTATGTCTCTGCCATTGGACTTTCTTGTACTATTCCTGATGCCACGAAAAATGCTAGGGGTAATCCCATATCGTTAAATTCTACAAAATCTTTTAACTCTTCATCATCTCTAAATTCCATCCAAAATTGGGATAGGATCGCCGCTTTGTCTGCGCTAGGTATTGCCATAGTTAGTTAACCTTTCATCTCTTCCATAAGTGTATCATATTCTTCCCCTGCCATTAAACTAACTACCTCTAAACGCTTATAGGCTATAACAGGATTATTTCTAACTAAAAAATAACCAACCGCTTCTAAGTTAAGTCCCATGTCCTCATTGAGGAGTTTAGCAATTCTCTCAGCATAACGCTGTTCTTTTGTATTCTCAGGTTTTCTTCGAACGCTGTATGTCATAACTCTCCTCTATTTCATTATACCAAAAAAGTAAGGGGGGCGCAAGACTGGCAAGAATCTCAGCGCCCCACCTTGTTATCAGCCTAGTAGACCCCTCTCTAGGCGTTGACGAGTGGCGAGTAAGCAGCCACAAATTTATCCCAATCAACCGCTACATTGCTCATGATAGTTTTATTAGTCATGTCAATAATTACAGTGTCATCACCTAGGTCCTGAGTGATATCATTAATAGCAAAAATACCAAACCCTGTTTCCCCTAATATTTCATCTTGAATAAGATAACTGATCATCATACGTGTAAAGTAGGATGTGTCTTCCCATCTAGGTTTTGAATGCTCCAGGGCCATTGCTATGTCCCGCTGCCATTCAGTCTCACCCCAGTGGCTATATAGTACTACTGCAGGGGTATCCTCACGGTCCCTAAATACAAAGTTAATACGTGCTCCCATTACTCTACCTCATTACTCTCTACTAGGTTAGGTACGATTGATAGTTGATTACTTATCTCATTAAAGATGCTGTCTTCATCTTCATTGTCAGTCTCATATTCAAAATTCATGTAGTCGCCTGTTGGTTCAAAGATTACTTCAATTTCCCATCTTGCCATTAGTTGGACTCCTCATCCTCTGTTTCAAAGTCGATAATAATTTTTAAAACACGAGTTCCGTCTAATTTTGCGTAAACAGGATAAATACCGTCACCGTATCCAGTAGAAAAGGCAACAGCACGGCCAAGGCCAAGGTCACCAAAGCCTTCTACAATTGTAGCATTAGAGGCACCTAGGTAACTGTATTCACCTTTATGCTTAGGGTGCTCATCAAAGTTTTGTTTATCTGAGTCCCAGTTTTTCCACTCATCAAGATAGCAAGGGTCACCGACCATGGCCTGTCCTGAATCTACTGTAAAAGAACCAATATATGTTAGTCCAGTTATTTCTGTTTTCATTTGTTGTCCAATCCTACTAGGGTCATTTCCTCAATTGTAGCGCACTCTGGGCACTTTTGCAAGTCTGCCTCATCAAAGGCATCTCTAATAGTATTATTAGGGTCTTCGAATTCAGCGCTACAGGATTCGCAATAGAACCAGTTGTGGCTAACTCTGATTTGTATATCTGTATCTGCAGGGAAAGGAACCTCAGTGATAAAGTATCCTATTCTATTTACAAATCCCCAACCTGCCCATATGAAAGAGCCACCGTCGTCTCCGTCCCCATACATCCAGATTTTGTCAGGGGATTGAGATTTAACAAACTCTACCTCATCACCATAGGTCTCAAACATCGTACCGTCAAAGGAAGCATTTGTATCTATATGATTAAGGATGGGCTTATAGGTATCAAACCATTCATCATAATCCATTTCAATAAAGTTATTCATTGCTCTTTGTCCTGTCATTGATAGCAAATGATAAATCATATGTTAGTTTATATAGTTCTACTAGCATATCTAATCGTCCTTCACATTCTGTACGGACCATAGAATCCATTGCCTCTTCAGACTTCTCTTCTTGCTCCAATGCGCTTGCAAGGTCTTGCTCAGCAATTAACATTAGATTCTTTAACTCACCATGCATAATATCAAGACCTGATACTCCAGCGTCTACCATGCGTTGTAGGTGTGGTGCTAAACTATCTGATAATTCATTCATCAATCATCTCCAAGTAGTGCTTAGATACGTGAATGGCTCCTTCAAGGTAAGGAACAATACTATCAGCACCGTCCTCGTTTTGCAAATCCTGTTCAAGGGATATTGTGTGAATTCTTATATACTCTCTTAATGTGTTTAGGTCCATATATTAATTATAAGGGTTGGTGTTGATTTTGACAAGTCTAGTAGGTGTGACCTTGCTCACATCTGTAATGATAGGCTCAAAAGCAGGAGATGTACCAATATTAATAACCATTCCATTGCCACAAATACAATCAGGATCTACTCTTGGTATTTCCAGGGCGGTAACTTCAATTAAAGCATCACAGTTAGTACATAGATAATCATACTTAGTCCACATCTGCTATATACCCCTCTGCTAGTAGTCCCTCAAAGAAGTCCCATACTATTAGTAATTGTTTATAGTTTTGTTCATCCCCCTGAAATTTGGCGGTATCAATAGCCCAAGTAAGACTATTACCAAAGGCCTGTATATCTTTATAGGTATAACCTAACATTAGTCAAAGTACCCTTCTATTTGCAAACCTTTTAAGAAATCCATGGCTCTCCAAGTATTGTTATATAGCCAAGGGTCGTCATCTGAATTTATCGTGGTAAGTACAGAATCCAACGCATAAACCATATCATCTACATCAGTGCTA